TCCCGCGACTACCTGCACGGCCTGACCTACGAAGGAATGGTCCTGCCCCTGGGCGGCGATCTCTTCTCAGGCATCATTCACGAGGAGCTGGTCGAGACCAACGCGGCGACGATCTTCGAATCGCTGCTCTACTGGTCAGAGCCGATGGCCGCTGGCATCCGACATCTTCGCGACGTATTCGGGCGCGTCTTCCTGCCCTGCGTGGTTGGCAATCACGGCCGACGCCAGCGCAAGCCGCACGCCAAGAATCGAGCGCAAGATAACTTCGACTACTTCTTCTACCATCTACTCGCCAAGCTCTTATCGACCGAGAAGGGCATCAGCTTCGCGATCAGCGAAGCCGCCGATCAGCCTTACATGGTCTACAATACCCGATACCTGCTCACCCACGGCGACCAGTTCCGGGGCGGGTCTGGTATCGCCGGACTGCTCTCCCCGCTGATGATTGGCGACGCCAGGAAACGCCAGCGCGAACAGGCGGTCAGCCGACCATATGACTACCTTGTGATGGGGCACTGGCATCAGCTGTCCTTTATCCGGAATCTGATCGTGAATGGAAGCCTCAAGGGGTACGACGAGTATGCGTACATCTCGAACTTCCACTACGAGCCGCCACGGCAAGCGTTCTGGATTACCGACGCTAAGCACGGGGTGACGATTCAGGCGCCGATCCACGTCGCCTCAACTGACGAGGATTACTCGGCAGTTGCCGGATCTCAGGCCGTGGTCAGAATGGGAGGGGATGCATAATGGCGAAGGCGGTCTATCCTGGGGTGATATGTTCATTCCGTGTCTATCCTGAAGGTGAGTCGCAGTGGTATACGGTCCACGTCTGGTCTACAAGGCGATTGATGCGTGAGCATATCAAGGCGGCTCATCCGGCGCTGAATGTCAGCCAGGTCATCGCGTGTGTGCTATGGCCTGTCCGGCGACGACCGCGCAACCTTGGCGAGATTCACTTCAACCAGCGCGATCTCGGGCAGGATACGATCAGCCACGAGGCCAGTCACGCGGCTCTGGAATGGGCAAGGCGGCAAGGGCTCGACGTGGACAACCCTGTCGATCCCGATGCCGCCAATGCTGACGAGGAGCGCTTCTGCGATGCCCTGGGCGCTATCGCGCATCAGATCGGCGAATCGTTGCGGACTCACAATCTATTGTAAGAAAAAATAATTTCCAGACTTTGGTTATACCCTGACTCCGTGAACGAAAAAGACCCGAACAAGCCAAACTATCACCGCGACGAGCACGACGAGATGGAGCGTCGATGGGACATCGTCGAAGCGGTCGCCGGTGGTACGCTCGAACTGCGGGACGGTGGAGCGCAATGGCTTCCACTTGAACCGGCAGAAGATCAGCGTGACTTTGCGATCCGGCTTCGTCGGGCAATCTTCTTCAACGCTTTCGAGCGGACCCTTCACGGACTGGTCGGAATGGTCTTCCGCAAAGACCCAGAGCTTGCTCGAGACAATCCGGATCGATTGTTTGAACTGTGGGAGAATATCGACAACGCTGGGACTCACGGCGCGGTCTTCTCGAAAGAGCTGTTCACGTCGGCTGTCAAGTATGGCCACGCCCTGATCTATGTCGATATGCCGCCGGCCCTTCCTGCCGGGGCGACCCTTGCCGATGAACGCGCCTTGAATCGTCGTCCTTACTGGGTGATGTATGATGCCGATCAGATCGTCAACTGGCGTCACGAGACCATCAACGGCCAGCAGATGCTGACGTTGCTTGTCCTCGAGGAAGAGTCATACGAGCCGGACGGCGAGTACGGGCAAGAAGAGGTCGAGCGATATCGAGTCCTCCGCCCAGGTAGCTGGCAGCTGTTCCGAGAAGAGGAAGACGCAGCCGGCAACACGGTATACATACTCGAGGCCGAAGGGACGACCGGACTACCCTACATCCCGGTGTCAGTCTGCTATTCGCGGAAGACTGGTCCGATGGCCAGCAAGCCGCCACTCCTCGACTTGGCGCTGGTCAACCTGGCTCACTACCAGAAGTACTCCGACCTATCCACCTACCTGCATATTGCCAGCCGGCCGATCCTATGGTTCCGTGGCCGCGACATCAATCGCAAGGTCGAAGCCATCGGACCATATACGTTCTTCGACGTGGACAGCCAGAACGGGATCGTTGATTTCGCTGAGACGACCGGCGCCGCCCTTGGTGCCGCCAAGGCCGACATCGAGCATCTCGAAAAGCAGATGTCCGTGCTTGGCTTGTCCTTGCTGGCCGGCAACAAGCCAACGGCACAGACCGCTACCGAGACACTTCTCGAGGGGATCAAGGAAGAGTCGGACTTGGCTACCGCTGCCCGATCACTGCAAGACGCGCTCGAGCTTGCGCTCCAGTATACGGCCGCCTATGAGGGGCTCGAGGCTGGCAGTATCGCGCTGGGCTCAACGATGGCCGATCTGACGCTGACCCCGGAAGAGATGCGCGTCTGGATCGAAGGCGCGAATAAGGTATTCTCGCTCGATACGATCTATTCGGTCTTCCAAGCGGCCGGCAAGCTACCAGAAGACTTTGACCCGCAGCAAGAAAAACTCAACATCGAGGCCGACGCGGCCAACATCGGCGGACAGCTGATTGACGCGTTCAATCGTGGTCAGGCCGGGTAATCCCGAAAAAGTTTTCCTGCTACTTGTGGCAGGGTAATCACAACACGCGGCGGGATGCCGCTTTCACCATCCGGGAGGGATGATGCCACCAATCGAACAGGTATTTGACAGCAGAGACGATGCGCCTGAATGGTTGCGCCATTCATTGCTTGAGCAGGACGGGAAGTTCGTGTTTCAGGCGGAACTCGCGCACGAGGTCGGCGGATTGAAAAAGGCTCTCGAGACAGAGCGCAAGCAGAAGGCGGAAGCCGAAAAGCGGCTCAAGGGATTCGAGGGGATTGATGTCGAACAGTATCAGAAGCTGATTGCGGAACGCGAAGAGCTCGAGGCACGCCAGGCACAGAAGGCCGGCGACTGGGCGACTCGCGAGGATCAGCTTAAAAAGCAGCTACAGGCCGACTTGTCGAAGTACAAGGGCCAGTACGACGCGGAGATCTCGGAGCGCGACGCCAAGCTGGCATTGATGCAGAACGCGCTCGAGCGATCCCTGATTGAAGCTCAAGCCACGGCGGCGATAACCGAGCTCAAGGGTACTCCGGCCCTGCTACTCCCGCACGTGATGCAGCGGGTAAAGATTTTTGAAGAAGACGGCGATTACACGGTCAGAGTGCTCGACCCTCAAGGTCAGCCCCGAATCGCCGATGTCAAAGGCACTCCTTTCACGATCAAGAATCTGATCGAGGAGATGCGCAATGATCCGATTTTCGGTAGAGCTTTTGAGGCGTCAGGGACGGGAGGTTCCGGAGCGCAAAACGGCAACAAAGCGGGCGGCAACGCCAAAGCAATGAGCCGCAAGTCCTTCGATGCACTCTCTCCCACTCAGCGGATGGAATTCATCAGAGGAGGCGGGTCAATCACAGATCAGTAAGATCAGGAGAACCGAATGGCTAATACACTTTCCTCCATCTTGCCGGTGATCTACGAGGCGGCGGATACCGTTTCCCGTGAGCTCACTGGTTTCATTCCGGCAACCTTCCGCAATTCAACTGCGGAGCGAGCCGGACTCAATCAGACCATCACCTATCCGGTCGTGCCCTCGATGACTGCGGCCGACATCACTCCAGCTGCTACTCCGTCTAGCGGTACCGATATGACGGTCGGCAGCGGCTCGATGACGATCAGCAAGTCGCGTAAGGTCTCATTCAATTGGACCGGGGAGGAGCAGACCAGCATCTCGAACGGCGACCGTCCGCAGCTTGCCAACGTCCTTCGCGACCAGTTCACTCAGGCGATGCGGACTCTCGTCAATGAGATCGAGGCCGATCTCTGGGCCGCTGCCTATAAGGGCGCGTCACGTGCTTACGGTACGGCGGGAACTACACCCTTCGGCACGGCTGGCGATCTCTCCGACTTCGCGGGTGTTCGTCAGATCCTCGATGACAACGGATCGCCTCAGACCGACCTTCACCTCGTTCTCGGCGGCGCGGCGATGGCCAATCTTCGCGGTAAGCAGTCGGTCCTCTTCAAGGTCAATGAGGCCGGTACGGCCGAGTTCCTGCGAATGGGTATGATCGGCGAAGTGATGGGGCTCAACCTTCACAACTCCGCCGGCGTGACCGTCCACACGAAGGGATCAGGTGCAAGCTATCAGCTGAACCTGGGCGCCGGATATGCGGTCGGTTCAACGTCGTTCGCGGTTGATACCGGGTCAGGGACCATTCTGGCCGGTGACATCATCACCAACTCGCAGGCCGGACGCGACGCCAACAAGTACGTCGTCAACTCGGCTCTGGCTTCGAGTGTCTTCTCGATCGGCGGTCCCGGCAATCGGGTCGCGTGGGTCGATAACGACACGATCGCGGTCGGCAACAGCTACACGCCGAACGTCGCCTTCCACCGCAACGCTCTCCACCTGATCACTCGTGCTCCGGCGATGCCGGCCGGCGGTGACGGTGCGGACGATGTGACCGAGATCACTGATCCGGTGTCGAACCTGACCTTCCAGGTCGCGCTCTATCGCCAGTATCGGCAGATCTCGTATGAGGTCGGTATGGCGTGGGGTGTGAAGGCTGTGAAGCCGAATCACATCGCGACGCTCATCGGGTAAATGGGATACGGGGCCAGCAATGGCCCCTGATCCGCAGAGGGGGAGTATGTCAGTCAAGTTGGTACCAATGTACCGTGAAGAGCCAGCCCATCCAGGCGGGCCGACCACGGCAGATGTCCACCCCGAAGAGGCGGAGTCGATGCAGGCGGCGGGTTGGCGTGTGCTCGATCCTGCCTCTTCCTTCAAGCCAAATGAGGCAGAGGGAGGTGATCCAGAGATGGGATATGGTAAACCGAAACCGAGGCCAAAGCCGAAGGGGTGAGTGGTAATCGATGCCGAACACAAGCGACATCATAACTACAGTGGGAGGCTCGGCCAGTACGTCCTATGTGACACTGGCCGAGTTTGCCAATTATCGCGATCAGAACCGGATCAACGCGGATGCCTTTGACGCGGCCACGGTCGACAACAAGATCCGGGCATTGATGATGGCGGCGCGACGGCTGAACCGCGAGAACTGGCGCGGGTCAAAGGTTGACGGGACTCAGGCCTTGGCCTGGCCGCGCTACGAAGTCCCGAAGAAAGACAGCGCACTGACCGGCACGGCCAATCAGCGTTTGAACGATTTCTCGATGGGATTCTGGGGAGAGTACTACGAGTCAACCGAGATCCCGGATGTCGTGAAGGATGCACAATGTGAGCTGGCGATTGCATACCTCGAGGGATTCGAGACGAACGAGGGCCAGCGCATCAGCAAGTTTCAGGCGGATGGAGTATCGATCGAGTATGCGCCATCGGCGAAAGAGGCCGGGCTTCCGGTCGCCGTGTCGCAGCTGATCAGCGGTCTGTGCAATTCAGGAAGGCTGGTCCGGGGATGAACCTTCTGAACGCGTCAGCCTTGAATGTGATGCGCGGTGCCTTGTTTGGCGCGTCGGCCAGTCTGACCTTCTACCGGATGACTCCAACGGATGGCGAGGTCGAGGTCTTCACCACGCGTAACGGATGGCACGCGCAACGGCAGTCTGGCGATGAAGCCACTTCCGTCCGGATCTGGATGAGTAGCGAAGTAACGCCGGTCACGCTTGATCGAAATTTGCATACCGGGGCCAAGGTCGTCATCGACGCGAATGGCCGGGCGCAGTCGTACCGGATCAGCAGCGTGAGACCGATGCAGCAGATGGGCAGCGGCTGGGTGATCACGTGCGATCCCGCCGAGAATAGTACGGAGCCGGACAATGGCTGATCCGCTACGCTTTGAAGTCGAAGTTGATTCGCAGGTCGTGGATGACTTGCAAGGCCAAGCGTCTCCGGTAATCCGGGCGATGGCCAGTGGTATCGTCAGCGAGATGAAGCGGCTGATGTCGCTTCCGAAGACTGGCCGCGCCTATCGTCGAGGACGGACGGCGATTCACATCGCATCTGCTCCAGGTGAGGCGCCGGCGGTCGATATGGGGACTTTGACCAATTCGATCAATATGGATATGCCGACGCTGACATCGGCCCGGATCTCGATCAATGCCGACTATGCGGCCTATCTGGAATATGGCACTCGCTTTATGCAGCCGCGTCCGTATGTGACGCCAGCGATTGATAAGGTCAGAACACAGTTCGCCGGGATACTCGGACAGACACGAGTGAGGATGAATCGGTAATGTCGACGACCTACTCGGATCAGCAAATCAGGACAGCGCTCGAGGGCATCATCGCGACTGCCGCACCGCTGGCCGTCGTTTACCCTTGGTGGGTCCTTGGCGTGAAGCAGGATATGTGGCCCGGCCTGATGCGCTCATCTTTGGACAGCGACCGAGTACACGGATATGTGATCACGCGAGCTCAGGACGAAGGCGTCGAGAAGGCGATGCGATGCGTTGACCGGAGCTGGTCCTATGACATCTGGGCCCTTCACTACTACCAGACCGGCAACAGGACCGCGAACTCGGATCTGACGTTTAACACGGAGCTCGATCTGATCACAGCGGCTCTCGACGATATCGCGACGGTCCCGAATGAGCTCAAGCGACGACAGCCGATTCGATGGACCATTGATCTGAATGTTTATGGCGGCGAGCTTCTGCATTTCGCCGTAGGCTCAATTACCATTGACCCTTGCTAAGGAGGCACTATGCCGCAATATTTGAGTAATGACGTTGCTCTATACGTCACGAAGACAGTGGAGGCCGCATACAATGACGGATCTGCCACTGGCAGCAATTACGCGAAGATCCGCAGTCAGCAGGCGTCTTTCCTGCTTCCGCAGATCGAGTTTCTGAACGATGCCGGAGTCCCTGGCAACGGTCACGAGTTCGCGACGCAGTGGTGTGCGAACTACATCAGCCATCCGGCCGCGACCTTCACCGATGATATCAACTATGGGATCGCTGGCCGTCTTGCTCTCCGCGCCTTGGGTGGTACGGTGACGACGGCTCAGCAGGGCGCGACGACCGCCTACAAGCATTCGTGCAATATGCTCTCAATCTCGAGTGGTCGCCAGTATCCATCCTTCTCGATGGCGGCGGAGCTGGGCGGGGCAAGCTATCGCTTCGCTGGCGTCGTGGTCGACCGGTTCCGGATGTCGCAGAATCGAGCGGATCGTCCACAGTACTCGGCGGATCTGGTCGGTTCCGGTAAGTTCACGACTCCGCACGGGCTGACCTCACTACCCTCGACGATGGATCTCGCGGCCTGTTTGACCGGGGCTGGCGTCGAGGTTTACTGGACCGATGCCGATGGTACGACGACCTTCTCGGGCTCAGGATGCACGCTCCGGAGCTGGTCGGTCGAGGTTGCCAATAATCTCCGGCTGAACGATCGTTGCCCTGGCGATAGCACTCAGACCCTGACCTATGATTCCACGACCACGACTCCGGCCTTTGCTGGCAAGCTGCTCCGGGGATCGCGAACCGTGACGGCTCAGCTGGTCATCCTGCTCGACTCAACGGTTGTTCCGTGGGAGCGATACGTCACCGGTCAGGAGCTGACGGATGTGACCTTCAAGGCCAAGTCGACCGCACTGGCCGGCACGGGCTACAACTACACAATCAACTACATCATTCCGAAGGCGCGGATCACCAGTGTCGACCCGACCGACAGCGACGGCGACGCGGCGATCACCATCAATCTGGTAGGTATGTATGACTCGACGTCCGGTGGAGCTATTAAGGCCGAGGTTATCAATCAGGAGACCACCTCATATGCCTAAAGATCCGATCAAGACGGATGCGACTGTAGAGCCGACGGCGACCCCGTCGGCCACGGTCTCCTCGACGAGTGAACCGATCACGACTGGCGACATCTTCGACTTCACGGTCGGCGTCGAGGTGATGGATGGGCCAACGAAGTCCGCCTATTACCGGGTGAGACGATCGGCCCTGATTCGGGGCGATGCCACGCTACTGCCGGAAGGCAAAAAGATGAGTCGCCGTGAGATCGAGGAGATCATCGGCGGAGAGCTTGGCAAGGTCGAAGGGCCCCGGCCGTGTTGCGCCTGATATCCTTTCTCCGTGCTATGTGGTGGCTGGTCCGCTACGGTGAATCAGCCACACACATCCAGCGCGGACGACTGGCGATCTGTCAGTCCTGCCCGTCGATTATTGAAACGCGAACGGGCTACTATTGCGGCGAGTGCGGATGTCCGCAATGGTTTGGCTCAGATGTCCGCACAAAGACGAGGATCGGCCGTCTCAGGTGTCCGATCGACAAATGGTAGGAGGAACCATTGAACGACAACGCATATCCATTTGACGCGCCAAGCGTCGATGTCCAGATCAACGCCCGTCCGGGCGGAGAGAATCCAGTCATAGTCACCCATCGCCTTCGCAAGCCAACGCTGGTCGAACTACTCGACCGCGAGAAGGCCATCAACCTCGAGATCGTCGAAGAGAACAATCGGGAGGAGCGGATCGTCACAGACGACGAGCAGGCGACCTGTTCACTCTGGGATAAGATCATTCTCCAGGTGAAGGGCTACAAGGGCATCCCGGACTTTCGCGCACTGACCGAAGGCGAGAAGTTGACGATGAGAGCCGGGCACAAGAAGACGGCCGTCTTGGCGATGTACGCCGGATCGGCTCAGGTTGTCGGCGACGATGATGAGGTCAGCCTGGGGGCGAATAGCTGGACGATCCGTCAGCTTGTCGGCCCGGACCAAGACAAGCCACTGTACACGATCGATCACATCCTTCGTGAGCCGACAGAATCCGAACGAGCCAAGTTCAAACGGACGGCATCGAAGGTCAGCTTCATCCGTGGCGCCAAACGACCGCGAACGAAGATCGGCGCTGATCTCAAGGCATACGTCGAGATGTATGATCTTCTCGTCACGGATATCGAAGGCGGCACGGTGAAAGACAAGCCATTCTCGCAGTTGGAGCGGGGGGCATTCATCGCGGCGATTGATCCGACGTGGAAGCGGATCATCATTCAGACCCTGATGAATGCGCTCGAGGCATCACTCTTGGACTGACGAACGCGCTGGAGGAATGGTTCGATGGACAGATACAGGCATCGCGAAAAGTTGGAAGTCAGCCCTGTCCGGGTGAAGATGTCTGTCAGGTCATCGGACCATTGGCAAAGTATCCTGACGCGCCGGTTGAAGAGATTTGTGGCGGATGCGCCAAGAAGGAGACGAAGCCGGGCCAGCAGCCTCGTCGACTGGCGGACGCAATCGCGGAAGCGATCTCTCTGGATGAGATCAAGGCGTGCGGCGGGACCTTTGCCTATCCCGACAGCCTGACCGCCTATCAATGGTCGTGCATCCGTTCACTGGAACGGGCACGCCAGAAGGATCAGGAACGGGAACAGCGCAAGCAGCAGCAGCAGAGTGAACAGGCGGCATTACAGGCTCGAATGAAGAGCCGGATGGGAGGGTAGGCGAATGGCGGCACCAATAGTTATCGCGGTTGGTCTGGATACGGGAGACGCGCAACGATCCGCGCAACAGTTGGCGACCGCCATACGCTCCGCCCTTGATGGGATTGTGCCGCAAGCTGGCGCGGCCGGTCGGAGTGCTGGCGATGCCTTCTCTCGAGGGCTGACCAGCTCTCTCCAGTCGATCCAACAGGCATTCTCCAACGTAGGCCAGCAGTTGTCCTTGAAGGTGAGTCTCCCACTGGCCGGGCTAGGGGCGACGGCTCTAAAGGCTGCGGCCGATATCGACAAGTCCCGTCAGACACTGGCCGCACTCACCGGGTCAGTCGATGCCGCGAATAAGAAGCTCGAGGAGTTCCGACGGATCGCACAAGAGACGCCAGGTGTTACGACGCGATTCGCCACGACGCTTTTCAGCCAGTTCAAGGCGCTCGGCACCGTCACCGACCAGTCAATCAATAACATCATCAAATCCATCGGGCGGCTGAATGCGGTCTTCACGATTCCAGACGTGGAAGGATTCGCCCGGAACATCCAGCAGATCTTTACCCAAGGATTCGAGCGATCAGACGTTAAAGAGGCCCTCGGTCAGGTGCCGATCTTTGAACAGCTGCTCGAGCAGGCATTCGGGACCAAGGACGCCAACAAGCTCCGGCAGTTAAAGGAATCCGGGAAGCTGACGATGGCGGCATACGTTGACGGACTCGCTACGGCCATTGCGACAGATCCACGCTTCGCCAACGTGCAAGAGTCGATCGCTGGTCGGTTCGCCAAGACCAAGGATCAGATTCTGACCGCACTGGCCCCGCTGGGTGAATCGCTCCTTCGCACATTACAGCCTGTCCTTGATCGGCTCATCCCGAAGCTGATTGAGCTACTCGACAAGTTCGCGGCATTGCCTCCGGGGGTGCAGGAGACCATCGTGGTCTTCGGTCTGTTCGCGGCGGCATTCGGCCCGGTACTGACTGGTCTGAGTTCAATGCTTTCCTTGCTGACAAGCGTGATCGCACTGCTCACCGGTCCGGCAAGTCTCACCATCGCTTTGACCAGTCTCAATCCGGTCATCCTCGGCATTGGCGGCATTCTCGCAGCCGGAGCTATCGGATGGTATCAGTATCGAACGGCTGTCCAATCAGCGACCGATCAGATTGATCTTTCGCTTCGCAAGGTGCAGGAGTCGCAAGGCATCTTCACGGGCCTTGACGGTCAGCCGGTAACAAGGCGCGGCGGTCGGTTTATCGACACTCAGTCGGTCATCGCTGGTCAGCGAGAAGCGGCGCAGCGTGGCGGACCATTGTCCACTCGTGGCGTCAATCTGCTGACCGGACTACCGACCACGCCAACGCCAGCCAGCGGGACCGGAGCCAGACCAGAAGCGGCCAGGGCAGAAGCATCGAAGCAAATCACCCTCCTCCAGCAATACCAGTCCCGACTCGCTGAGCTGAATCGAGAGCTGGCCATCTTCGATCGCGCATCGTCGAAAGAGTTCCAGATCCTCGTTCAGATCGATGAAGCCGAGAAGAAGCGGAAGGTCCTTCAGGATCTGGTGGACCTTCGCCGCGAGTTGTCCTTGCCGGTCGGCGCGGACTTCACGAACGCAAAGCAGCAGCTCGAGGATCTCCAGCGCTTGCAAGCTGGCATCCGTGAGGCCCGGAATCTCCCGGCGTTCGACCCGACCAAGACGCCACAAGAGCAGGTCGTCGAGCTAGTCGACCCGCGAGTCCAAGCGGCTCGAGATCGCATCAATCGCGAACGTGAGATCCAAATTGCTCAGTCGGTCGAACTCGTCAACATCCGGCGGCAACAGCTCGAGATCGAGAATCAACTCGACCTGGGCGCACTGACTCAGGCCGAAGCCCGGCAACAGATCAACGCGCTTCTTAGACAGGAGCGTGATATTCGCATTGCGATGCTCGAGGCCGAACAGGCGATGTCAGAGATCACGCCACAACGAAGGGCAGAGATCGAGCTCGAGATCGCATCGATTCGCAACCTGGGCGTAGAGCTGACAGCGGCTCAGCGCTTTATGCGCGGATTCAACAGCGAGGTCGAAAGCACGGGCGACGCATTCGAGCGCCTTGGTCAGAATCTTTCTCGGAGCTTCGGCAACGTCAAGGGACTCCTCGACAACCTCAAGCAGTCATTCACCACGTTCTTCCGCGACCTTCTCGGACTGGGCCTTCAACGTGTCTTCGGTCAGCTTTTTGGGAGTATTACCGGGGCGATTGGTGGCGCTGGGCGGGGCGTGGCTGGCGTTTCAGTTGGCGGGGCTGGCGGTGGTATAGGCGGCGTCATTTCCGGCGGTCTTGGGTCAATCTTCGGCGGTGGCGGCGGATTCCTGACTCCCGGCTTCGGTGGCGGATTTCCGATCATTGGAGGCGGCTTCGGTGGCGCGGCATCTCCGATCGGGATCGCTGGCGGATTGCCGATCGCCAATACGGCCGGAATCGGCGCAGCGGGTGCGGCTGGCATCTTCGGCCGATCGGCGACCGTCGGCGCATTCGCGGGACTATCCGGACTCTTCCGGGGGTTCGGCTTCGGTCGCGCTGCCGGATCAGGTGGCGCGCTGGCTGGGATCGCTCCATTGCTCGGCGTGCAGCTTGGCGCGGGACTTGGTGGACAATCCAGACTTGGTCAGGTCTTGGGTGGTATAGGAGGCGCGGCGCTTGGCATCGGTATCACCGCGGCCCCTGCGGCATTAGCGGCAGGCGGGGCTCTCTCGGGCCTTGGCTTCCTTGCTCCACTCTTCTCGAATCCGATCACTGCGGTGGTCGGCGGGGCGCTGCTGGCCGGCTCATTCCTCCTCGGCCGTTCCCGGCAGCGCCGTTCCGATGAAGAACAGTCAGGCGTTTGGCTTCAGGATGCTATCAACCAGATCAGCCAGCTTCGAGATCAGACGCGCTCCGGCAGTGTCACACTCGAGCAGGCCCGGCAGATCTTCGAAACTCAGATCCTGGCGACGTTCGTTTCACAGATCCAGACGCTTAAGACCAAGAGCGTCCGCGAGTCGCGTCTGACCAACCAGGTCAGGGACCTCCGGAACCTCTTCGAATCGACCGTCGTTCCGGCCGCGAAGACCGGCGCGAAGGTCAACGATATCCAGTCTCGACTCGTCCCAGAGTTCGCTACGGGTGGTATCGTGCCGGGCACAGATCGCGGATATGATTCCGTGATGGCGATGGTTCGACCGGGCGAGATGGTACTGACTCGCAATCAGCAGTCAGCGATCCAATCGATCGCCGGGCCGGGGATCTTCCGGGCAGTTGGCGTACCGCAGGGACCGGGCATCTCGGCAGGCCTGCCGGCCTTCGCTCTGGGTGGTATAATGCCAGCGTTCACCCCGACGCGAACGGCGCCACAAGAGTCTGCTCCGATCGAACTTGTGGTCAATCTCGTTGTCGGAAAGGATGATGCATCGAGGATCGTGGCATCGGCTCAGAATACCAGCGTTGGCCAGCGTGCAGTCCTGGCGACCCTCAAGAGGGCTCGATTGAATAGGGAGTTGTAGCAGATGGCGAGAACAGGGGCTTTTACAAACTGGGTGACTCTCAGCAGTGATCAGGGGCAGATGCCGGAGGTCATTGAAGCGGTCACAATCGAGCGCCCTGCCGGCGGTGGGACGTATGATACGTTTTACTATGCCACTCAGGAGACGACCTATCGCCTAATATCGCCTGATGTCTATGTCCCAAGATTGAAGTCGGTCGGCTCGATCGTGAGTCAACTCGGCAATGGTCAGGGCCGAGTGACGATCCGTCTCCAGAACGGGGATCTCGGATTCCGCGACGATTTCGCAATTGACTACGTGACATCAGCCGGCCGGACGGAAGCATCCGGATCGGATATGTTCATCGGATCGAAGGTGACGATCCGAAAGATCCTGATCGGCGAGGTCAGCGCATCGCCCGTCGAGACGGATCTGATCTTCCTGTTTGGCACCGTCACCGGGGCCAGGTACACGGAAGAGTACCTCGAGCTTGACGTTGCGACCGATGTAAACCTTGCTCCGACGCTCTCCAATCGCCGAGTCGGGTCGAAGTGTCCTTGGGTCTTCAAGGGGACCGAATGCGGGTATAGCGGTGGTCTGACCACGTGTAACAAGCTCTACACGGATTCAGGCGGGTGTAGTGGTCGAAGCAACCAGCATCGATTCGGAGGATTCCCGGCACGTGATTCAGCGGCCAGCATCGGCCGGGTCAGCGGTCTCGGATCGCCAGCGACATATCAGCTCGTCCAGATTGGCAGTGACTACACGCAACAGAGGATGATCACGGCCTTCGATGATTCGTTCGCCGTCACCGACGATTCCGCTAATGATCGAACGGTTGTCACTTCTATCACTCCGGACTGGGTGAATGCGGCATCGCCGAAATACCGAGTCGCGGCCGACCTCACACTGACGACCGGCACGATCTCGAGCGGCTCATCGTCGCTGACCGTTGCCAGTGCGACTGGATGGAAGGTCGGCCACGGAATCAGAGTCATCGGCGCTGGAACGGTCGCCGGGACCTCGACCTTGAACGGCTCGATCAACTCGAGCGTTACGACGATCACTCTTGCCAGCACGACCAACTTTGCCGCATCGGGGATGGCAAAGATCAATAATGAGATCGTCTATTACCACGGCAAGACATCGACTCAGCTACAGAACGTCATCCGGGCCTACAATGGCACATCACCGGCGAGTCATACAAACGGCGCGACGGTCACTCCCTTTGTGGATCTCGTGACGACGGTTAGCGCAATCAGCGGATCGACGTTCACGCTTGCCAACGCCGCCGGAACCAGCGTCACGTCTCAGACCGTTTATCACGACGATACGGCCGCAATCCTCGAAGCGTTCGACGATGCTTACACGGCTGGCAAGCCGCTATACGTTCCCGCCGGTGATTACTGGGCATCGCCTTTGGTCTTCGATTCCAAGAATCGCGTCATCCTGAAAGGCGACGGGCCAGGGCGAACGACATTTCATTCGATCCATCCTGAGCCGATCATCGTCATCGACACGACGACCGCGACTAGTCACACTGTCACGATCGAAAACTTCGGCTTTGTTGGCACATCGACCGGAGCGTTGAATCACGGCATCAGAGTCCGCGACACTGGCGGCAATGGCGTCTTCAATCTCACGCTTCGCAATCTCCGGTTCAACGATGTTGGCGGGTCGGCGGTCAAGACCGAGTCAGGCGCGAATGCGGCTTTTACGATCCTACTCGAGGCCCTCGACGTAGATCAGCAGTCCACCGCCCTGGGTCACGGTATCGACCTATGGGGCAGCAACGATACCACGCTCATTCGATGCTACGTCCACAACGTCGCCGACAACAAGGCGGCATATCGAGTGAGATCCGGATCTGTCACGATGATCGGATGCAACGGTATCGACGGTGGCAATCCGGCGACCTGGGGACTCTTTGGTAATAACACAGCTGAGGACGGCACGGACAATTACTGCCGGGTCAATCTGATCGGATGCAACGTCGAAGCATTCACCGATTACGGGATCAGATGCAAGGCGGGGAGTTATGCGAACTTCTTCTCGACCCAGGTCATCGCGCCGACAAGTGGAACCGTCACGCCGATCAAATTTGACTATGTGACAACGGATCAGGCTGGTATCTTTGACGCGCTCTCCGGTGTGCAGACGATGGGGGCATCGTACACGAACGGTCAGGCCGTGCACTCAGACGGGATGCCGTTTATCCAGCTTGGCCATCGTGAGTTCTCGACCTTCTACGATACGAACGGCGCGGCATCGGCGACCATTCCGGGCATCTCGGGAAGCCGGATCACTGGCAGTCAGAACTACGCAATGACTCACGCCGGGTATCAGAAGCTGTCCGGGCATCTGGCGATGGAAGAGCAGTCATCGCCGGTGACGGCCCCGGCCAATACGGGCTTTCTCTTTGCAAAGGATGCCGGAGGTCAGACTGGTCTTTACTGGGTGTCCGATGGAGTGACAGAGCGGCGCATCGATGCGGCATCGGTCAGCCTGACGGCTACGCGAATCGGATTCGGCGACGGATCGAACGTTCTGACCGGAAGTGCGAACTTCACCTGGGACGATGGCGCAAAGGCCCTGACCGTTTCCAAGGCTGGCGCGAATCCGGCGATCTATGTCACGGACACGACCAACAGCGTGACGGCTCGAATGGGAACGATCGCAGGTCTCTCACCTGACCAGGCTATCGTCGGATCACAGACGAATCATCCATTCGTCATCTACCAGAACAATACGGCCGCGTGGGGCGTCAACACGGACAAGCATTGGCGTCCATACGACGGGAACAACACGCAGGACATCGGGACGACGGCAGTCAAGCCGCGCACTCTGTATCTTGGGACTTCGCTCGACCTGGGCAATAGTGCAAGTCTGACGGGCGAACTGATCCTTCGCAATGCGACCAACTCGAACACGACCACAATCAAGGCCGGGGCGGCTGGCGCGAACCTCGTCTTCACCTTGCCGACCGATGATGGGACCAATGGTCAGGCACTGACGACCGATGGCAATGGTGTCTTGTCGTGGACCACGATCACGGGTGGCGGCGGTGGCACTGTTACAAGCGTTGGCTTGAGCCTACCCTCGATCTTCACTGTCAGCGGATCGCCGGTTACATCATCAGGCACGTTGACCGGAACACTTGCCACGCAGGTCAAGAATAGCATCTTTGCCGGTCCATCAGCTGGAGTGGATGCGGCTCCGACCTTCCGGAGTCTGGTTGATGATGATATCCCGAACGTCCTGACGGTCTCGAAGATCTCGAACCTGACGAGCAATGGCTTCGTGAAGACATCGGCCGGGGATGGTACGCTGTCTGTGGACACGAACACCTACCTGACCGCCAATCAGACGATCACATTGTCGGGTGATGTGACGGGCAGTGGGTCGACCTCGATCACAACGGCCATCGCCGCCGGGGTTATCGTCGATGCGGATATCAATGCCAGTGCGGCGATCTCGATCAGCAAACTGGCCGCAAGTGCGATCACGATCGCCGGGACATCGACCAGCCTGGGCGGATCGATCAGCCGCGACACGATTACCGGCCTATCGACGACTGGTGTTGTCAAGCGTACCGGGGCCAACACGTTGACTGCGGCCAGTGTCGTCAATGCTGATATTGATGCGGCGGCCGCGATCGCTGTCAGTAAGTTGGCGGCAAGCACGATCTCGGGCGTCACGCTGGGCAGCAACCTGAATACGCTCACGATCGGCACTGGCTTGTCAGGCTCGAGTTACAATGGGTCAGCGGCTGTTACGATCGCGATTGATAGCACGGTCGCCACGCTATCTGGATCACAGACGCTTTCCAACAAGACGCTCAACAGCGCGATCTTGACCGGAACCTTGACAGCTGGCGGAGGCGTCGGCACCAACGGCCAGTTCCTTCAAAGCACGGCAACAGGTGTACAGTGGGCCACGGTCAGCGCGGCACCGGGTGGAAGCAATACGCAAGTTCAATTCAACGATGGCGGCGTGTTTGGTGGCGACGCGGGTCTTGTGTTCGACAAGACGAATCACAACCTGACAGTGGGTGCGACTGGTACAGCCAACCAGCTGCGACTGGTCGAGACTGGTGGCGGCACGGATTATGTGGCTCTTCGCGCTCCGTCAGCAGTGACCACAAGTATCAATCTGACGCTTCCCGGCACAACCGGCAGCGCAAACCAGGTATTGACCACAGACGGCTCTGGCGTGTTGAGCTGGACGACTCCGAGCAGCGGGGGGCGCACCACGCTGACGGCCAATCGCACGTATTATGTGGGCTTTGATTTGGGTACTTGCACCATCAGCAATGCGTCGCCGGGAGTAGTGACGACAACAACCAATCATAACCTGCAAGCAGGCGACCCCGTTATATTGTCCACGACCGGCACTCTTCCAACTCCGCTGATTGCAGGGGCTGTGTATTACGTGGTGACAGTGCTTTCCGCAACGACTTTTACTGTTTCCTTAACGCCAAGTGGCGCAGCAGTCAATACCACATCGGCAGGCTCTCCCACTCACCGCGTAAGAACAGGCAACGACACGAACGACGGGTTGACCAGCAGCCGCACCGGGGCATTTCTGACGGCGCAAAAAGCCATTGATACTGTTGCCAGTATTGATATGTCGGCGTATTCGGTGACGATTCAACTGGCGCGTGGGAGATATGCCGAGGGGCTAATCCTCAAATCATACACAGGAGCGGGGCCGGTGACGATAGCAGGCGGCACGTCTACTGCTACAGATACAGTCATTCAGCCGTATCATTCAGCCGCGACAACTGCCGTGACTACATCTGGCGGCAATACCATCAATTCAACTGGTCACGGTTTAGTCAACGGAACGCCCGTTTATTTCTTCAATCTCTCGCCACCTAATATGCCTGCCGGGATTGAAATGTATCGGATGTATTATGTAATCAATAGTGCAGCTAATACATTTCAGATATCACAAACAGTCAACGGCACTGCTCACACGTGGACGACTGCGGGATCAGGAATGTTCGTTGGGACATCTGTGGCATTATTGGATAATGTCGTGGGTTTGTGGTTTTTCAATACCGTCAGTTTTGGCACCGTGCCTAATATCACGGGACTTGATGTGATTTCATCGCGGCTGAATTTGCGAGATTGCTACTGGGGCGGCGCAGGCGGAGGCTTGTATGGCATATGGGTTAAAAATGCGAGCGTAGTAAATATTCTCAACTCTTTTACCGTCGCCGCAAATCATCGCTTCTGGACTGCCTGTTCCGATGCTGCCGTGTTTTCTATTCGCAACACGACCGGCACGTTTGTTGGCACGCCTACAATGCAGAATGCAGCCGGAACGCCTGGTGCGTTTATTACTGCCGACCGTGTGTCTAGCGTTATTGGCGACCAATACACTACAGCCAGCGGTTCGTTTATTGGTCAAGCCTATACCATCAACTGGAATTCAGCCCTGCGAATAGGCACATCCACATATCCTGGTACTATTGCAGGCCAGCCTAGTAATGGCGGGGTCGTATCCACATGAAAAAAACATATGTGTTTAGTGAACCTGATGCGAATTTACCGGCCATTTTATTGCGCCCCGAATTGGCAGGACAGCGCATCCTCAACATTGAGATGGGCTATGTATACGACGATGAAGACCGGCCTGTTAGGCCGCGCTTCGATATCACAGTCGAGCCAAGTCCGACCGGCCAGCAGATTATCGAGCCAACGGTCGCAGAGCGGCTTGAGGCAGCAGAGCTGATGATTGACCTGCTACTCGATACGCAACAGGAGAGCGCATAATGGCTGAGATAGCGATTACCCCGCAATACCGCTTGGTATTGAATCGCTGGCAGGCTGGCTTGATTACGATCAGGCAGGTGGAGCTATTCGTCAAAACTGGATGGCTCACCCGCGATCAAGCTGACCAGATATATACGTATCCGCGGAAGCAGACCGATCTAGTATTGAATGATCCGTTCACTACCGAGAATCTCGAGCGGATCAAGCTCGACGTGAACAAACAGGCTGATACCGATGGCTAATACGAACGCAGGTTACGAAGACTACAATCCGATTGACCCGTGGACCGATCCGGGTGGAGGGAGTGACAGCGGCGGCAGTGGGCCCGCGCCTGACCCTCCGGGCGATCCCGCGACCTTGCAAGAGATGCAAGTCGACGAGGGTGCAACGCTGGCCGTCGCCTATGGTCAGCACGTGGTCGCCGGTAATCTGGTTGAGTATAACTATTCCTCTGGACCTCCGCCTGCGCTCAAGTTCATCACGGCACTGGGCGAAGGGCCGTGGAATGGCGTCGTTGAAGCGTATTACGCTGGCCAGACGCTGACCGCCAGTGGGTCCTCGACGACGCCAGGATACAAGTTTCATCCCGGTACATTCTCGACAGGTACGGGCGACGCGAATCAGGGCACTCCGCAATTCTTCCCTACATCGCCTACCTACTCCGGAACGGCATATGTCGAGGTCCTTCTCGACAGCTTGCAATCCGTCGAGGAGCGGCCGGATAAATTCCGGGGCATCTTCGAGTGCCTGAAGATCGCGAACTATAACAGCTCAGGAACAGTGACGGATAGCGGAAGCTACTCGACCAATCCGGCTCGAGTCGCCGCCGATCTGCTCAAGCGTGCCGGTCTGCTTACCCGCATCGACTGGCCAAGCTGGGTCGTGTGGCGCGACTACTGCGATCAGACGATCAGCTGGGGATCTCAGACGATCAAGCGGTTCGAGTGTCACGCAGCGTTCACGGCTGGCGTTGATCTCGTGACGGCGCTTTCCGTTGTCTGTCAGACTGGTTGCACGTATTGGCAGGACACGGGACAGAGCATCGTCTTTCTACCGGTCCTCGATAATTCCATCCTGAATCCGTCGACCAGTAATCCCGTCCATACCTTCACGCAGTCGAATGCGCGGTCGATGTCTGTGGTCAATCAGGATCGACGGGCATTGCCGACCGGGTATATCGCAACCTTCCGCGATCTCGATGACGAGTATATGACGGAGGTTTCGGTCGAGTACTACGACGAAGACCTCGAGGACCAGATCGGGGCACCGAACCGGCAACAGATCAACCTTCCGCCGATGAAGCGCAGCCAGGCAGAGCGGATCTGTTATTACCGGACGATCCTCGACGGATATAATGCCACTGGTATTGAGCTGATCGGATATGCGGATTCGTCGACGGTATTACCTGGCGATTACGTCGCAATCGGTCACGAGCTGGTTATCGGCGCCGGTCCGACCAGTGATTACATCGCGCTGGTCACAGAGTCGGAAGACTTGCCGGAGGTCGACGGGCCCGGCCTTCGCCGCTTTCAGTGCAAGCTCATCAAGAAGGCTCCATACCGCGACGACACTCATACCACGCCGCCAGCATAGGAGGTCTAATGCCGCTCGAGGTTCTACCGTACAAAGCATCAGCCGCGATCCAGGTACAGTATCAACAGAATGCCATTGTGGACTTCTCGGACGACCGAACCCGCTACGGCCGGAAGAAGGGCGATCCGTACTACGTCTTCGATCTGACCTTCGCCAATCGTGAGCCGTCAGAGTTTCACGCGTTTCAGGCGTTCTGGGATGCGCACTTTCCCGGCACCGCGTTTGAGTATACAGAGCCGGTCATTCGGACTATCACGACGGGATCGATCACGTCTGGACAAGCCACGCTGACCGTCGCATCGGCTGCGACCTGGGCAGCGAATCAGGGCATCCGAGTAGCAGGAGCAGGGGCGGCAGGTGCGGATCTGGTGACGACGGTGAGCAGTATCGCGGGTTCCGTCCTGACCCTTGCGGCCAACGCATCGACGACGGTCAGCAATGCCAAGGTCAGCCGGATCATCAAGCTCGAATGCTATTTCATTTCGTCGGTATCGTATGAGATTGACGCGGCTTGTGCGGTGACATATCGGGTGAGGGTTGAGGGAACGGCGACCAGCTGAGGAAGTATCGGGATGGCCGACTGTACCCAAGGCACAGACATCGACCATCCCATCGCCCTAGAAGGGGATTCGATTATTCGAGGTCCACGCGTGATAAACGCGAGGGAAGAATTGAGCAATCATTCCTTCGACGTGTCGCGCGTATACCTGAATCTCGTGTTGCGCATCCGGGGCATTGCGTAGATGAATGAAGTTGAATGCTGACCGGAGATTCATCTTGCACCAGAACTCCGTATAGGTCGCCACGGGCAACATGGCTCGAGCTATCTCCCTCGCCACGCCAGCGGTCAGCATCATCCGATAGGTCTCGAGGGCGGTTTCGGTCGCGTACTGATAAGCGTCTAGTAGAGCCTGATTGTATATCGGGGCTCCGCTACTTTGCTTGTTGCTTCCCGATGCTTCGCGAAGATGCGACGGGATGTAGACCTCTTCCTTCAGCTCGACATATCGTCCGCTGATCTCATTGTAGCTGGCCATTCGATGTCGCATCCATTGCCGGGCGACGAAGATCGGGCATTTGACCACAAGCGCGATATCGGCCATCTCGAGGGGCGTCTCGTGGCGATGTGCCATCAGGTAGTTAATCAGGCGGGTGTCCTGCTCCTCCCCCTTCCGGCCTGAGCCGATGCTCACCCTGGCCGCTTCCACAATCGTCCAATCATCGCCCGTTACAGCCCTAAGAATGAGGTGCCCTTTATCGAGCACCTCCACCGGTTTTCCGATCTCATAGTCCATCGTCATATCCTCATTGGCATAACAACATAGCGGAAGTCGAAGTCTCCATCCTCGACCGGCTTCATTGTGATCTGGCTCATCTCGTCTTTGATCTCGATGCGGACCGATCCTTCCGGCATTACCCCGAAATAGTCGCTGATGTACTGCACGTTGAATCCGAGAGTGATATCAGTGTCAAAGCTCGATTCCACGTCCATCTCTGCTTGACCCTCGCCGACTTCGGCCGTGGCCGCGATGGCGACCAGCTGATCCTTACCGATGACCAGCTTGGCCGCCTTCGACCGATCATCCGTGACCAGGGCGACACGTGACAGCGTTGACCGAAGGCGGAGGCAATCGGCGACGACAGATCCTTGAGGCTCGACGAAGATCAGCTCATAGTTGGGAAACTGGCCAACGATCGTCCGGCTGATCAGTGTACGCTTGCCGAAGCTGAAGAACAGCGTGCCGCTCTCGATGCCAAACTGGACCGGCTCATTGGTCTCGATCAGCTTGATGACCAGATCGGCGGTCTTGATCGGGATGAGCGTATCGATCGCGTCGCCCTCGAAGTATGCCGGGCGCGCACAGAACGCGAGACGATGCCCGTCCGTCGCCACAGTTCGCGCCTGGCCGTCTTTGTACTCGAACTTGACGCCGTTGGTCGAGTATCGCGATTCCGCGTCAGAGACGGCGAATTTGACGCGACTGATCAGGGTCTTCAGTGTGTCAGCAGGGAAGGGCAATAACTTGTCCGGTTGAAGTTTGGGTTTCGGGAAGTTGTCCGGTTGATGTCCGGTCAGCTTGAACTTGGACCGTTCGCAGGTGATCCGGACTGACTCGCCCTCGATGGTGAAGGTGATCTCAGCCTCCGGGAGTGCCTTCACTATCTCGGTGAGCTTCTTGGCCGGAATGCAGCACGATCCAGGTTCGAGGATCTCAGCATCAACGAACGTGATCAGATGGCTATCCAGATCCGTTCCGTGAATAGTCACTCCCCCGGTCTGCTTATGGCTTGCACTGAAATGCAAGCTGGTCAGGATCGGGATGGTGGACTTCTTCTCGGTGACGGGCTGAATGAAGTTGAGCTCCCGCAACAATGATAAACGGCCTACTTTGAATTTCAAGATTCCTCCTCTGGGTTGGTTACTGGTTGTCGGTATCGATCGACGTTGGCCACTGGTTGTCCGGCTGGCCATTGGCGATCACGATGGTCGGTTGCGATTGTTGCGGTTGCGGCGCCAGCTTCAGGCCGAGAAAGATCCCGGCGATGAAGGTGGCAAGTGGAAAGGCGGTCAGGAGAATGAATTCGATCATATGCGTGCGGTGACGATTCCTTTCTGGTCTTGGTACTTGCCGGATCGGTCGGCGTATGTAGTGGCGGGAACCTCGCCCTCGAAGAAGACCACCTGGGCAATCCCCTCGTTGGCGTAGACCTTCATCGGGAGATCTGTCAGGTTGGCCAGCTCAACGACTAGCTGACCGCGCCATCCCGGCTCAAGAGGAGTGGTGTTGACCATCAGGCCGCACCGCGCATACGTTGACTTGCAATAGCAGATCCCGAGGATGTTGTGCGGGATATGGAACGTCTCCACGCTGACACCGAGCGCATAGGCCCGCGGGGGTAGCGTGTAGAACGTTCCCGCACCCATTTCATCAGTCTCCAGTACTTCCAACACATCAAGATCAAAGTATTTGGGATCAATAACAACTTTATCAATCTTTTCAAACACCTGTAGCCCCGTATCCGCCAGCCGGATATCATACCCATACGACGACAAGCCCGAGCTGATGGCCGGTGCACCGGACTGCGTTCGCCGGAACTGCTCCGGCTGGAACGGACTGATCATCGGCGGATGGTCTGTCCACTCACATCGTGCGCGGATCTGGTTATCATTCAGAATCACAGTTTCACATCCTTTGCTAGGTCGAGCTCCTCGACGATCCATTTCTGCACAGTCTCACGGGTCAGCGTGACAGCCTCCGCGCCGACTACGGTTGTGATCGGCTCATCGGATATCGGCAGGTCGAGCCGGGTCAAGCTCTCAAAGATCGGGGCTGGGTCCATCGTGGACCAGATCTCGATCAGCCGCCGCTTGGCTAGCTCTTTCCGGAGCTGGCATTGATTGGCAAACTCAAGTGTCGGGTTCGATTGGTCAAGGATTGCCCGATGCTCTGGCGTGTTCGGTTTGATCTGTGCTAGGTCTTGTACTAAACGATCGTAACGGTCGAAGATCAATTCCTCGATTGCGGAGGCGGCGGCGAGCGCTTCAATTGCGCCCTGAAGGTCTGTTTCCATTGCGAATCTCCTTTATTGACGGGATTGAGGTAAAACAGCTATTTACTAAAGAAAGGTTTAGTTCGACTTGGACAATTAGCAGGATGCCGGCTGTCCGACATCCTGACTGATGGTCACTTGGCGATCTGAATCGGATCTCCGGCTGAGATCTTCTTCAGGTTGATCGGCTTGCCCGTCCGGTACGCATTCCAGGCGGCATTGCAAAGCGCAAGCACGAAATGAGGGCCGATGCCTTGTGCGTCCCTGCCCATATCTGTGCGAATGCTCAGAAGACGTTCGCGGAGCTGAAGGATCGGTGACTGACGCGACAAGTTCTCACCCGTGTTCAGTGACTCCAGAAACTTCGATGCGTCTGACTCGTCCACGTCGTTCAAGATCGCGTGCATCAATCCCCATTGTGTAGGAGTGAGGATCTGCGGCTTCTGTTTCGACATCGAGACTCCAAACTTGGCCGACTCTCGGGCGAACGGATATTGAGCCAGCAAATCCATAATATATGACAGCGGCTTCTTGACCGTCGATCGTCCGATTTTCTGGGCAGTCTTGAGAGTTTTATTGGCTGACTGGGTTTGAGATGAAAATGGAATGGTCTGCGCGGAATGGTCAGCGTGCTCGATGGCTCGATAGTAGCGATCCATTCCCTTCAGAACTCCGGCCAATACATTAACGTTGGCTTCCCCGTTGATAGCCAGGATATCGCCGACAGTACGGCTTGCGCCAACATCGATCACCTTGAAGATCTCTTTCGCGGCTGCGGTCGCTGGAAATCGAGCGATGACAGCCTTGATCGACTTGCCGGATGCAATGACAGCCTTCAAACGATGCTGGCCATCGACGAGTACGTTGCCGACGAACTGAATGGCTGACCCGGTGAGCTTCCATCTGCCTTCAAGGATCTCGTTGGTCAAGAACGTGACATTGCTTTCCTTGATTGGCCGATTGCACGTGTTGTGACGAAGCATCTCTTCAGCGAGGGCCGGGGTGATGATCTCGGTCGTCAGCTGCGGATCTGAGCTGTTCGATGGGACCTTGTCTCGATAGTTCTGGGTTGCGATTCCATTTCCTGTCTGCATTGTTGTAATCCTCCTCTGGATTATCCGACGGTTAAATAATCGCCTGACGACTCATCAGGCCGGTTGTGGATGTAGCGGCCGGTGATCTCCAGACCGCTATGACCGAGAGTTGCGCTGACCAGCGACAACGGCGCATCGTGGTCGAGTGCGTGAGTGGCGTGAGCGTGGCGGAACCAATGCGGCGACAGCTTCTCCGTGATCCCGGCTTGCTTCGCCAGCCGCTTGACGATCGTCCAGGCCCGTTGACGGCTGATCGGGAAGATCCGATCCTCCGGCGCGGCATCGCCTTTGATCTGATGAAGTAGCGCGATCAGGTCGAGCGGTAGTTGCACCGTCCGAGTCTTCCCGCCCTTGCCGAGAAGCGTGACCTGGCCGAACTTGGGCTTCTCGATCAGATCCGCCCAGGTCGCCGTAACGATCTCCGAGATCCGACCGCCGGACCGGTAGAGCATCCGGACCAGTGCCGCGTCGCGCTGGTTGGTCGCCGCGAGGATCACCCGCAGGACCTGCTCCTCCGTCAGGATGCGCTCGTTGAGGGTATCCTTGGCTCGAGGGGCCCGGATCGTCGCCGCTACGTTGACGCGGGTATATCCGACCTTGTGAGCAAACCCGAACAGCGACTTGATACAAGCGATCCGTTGCGCCTGGGTCGATAGCCGCAGATGCCCGATGCTCTCGGTATAGGCGACCATATCATCAAGCCGCGTGGATCGCAGTCGCTTGCCGGTGAACTCGAGGAAGCCACGGACGATCCGCGAATACTGGTCGACGGTCAGCCCGTTGCGCTTCGTCGCCAACCATAGCCCGATGAGCTGATGATCGTCGTTGGCGTTGACGACCATCTCCTCACCGGCGTTGATCTCTCTTCTGATGGCGAGATCGGCCATTACAACACCTCCTCGATGAGCGCGATGGCGTCGCTCAGTACGGCGTGTTCAGGTTGAAATGCATCAAGGCGCCGAAGCTGTCCCCAGTTCTCCATTGATGAATATCCTCGACGAACTCGCTCAAGTCGCGCTTGCTGATTCTGGTCGATCGTCTCACCCCGGCCTTCAATGCGACTGACCGCTTCATCGACCGGCAGATCCAACCAGATCCGCATCGAGATATCAATACCCTCTGTGGCGAGGTCATTCAGCTGACCGATCAGGTTGCGATCCACTCCATCGCCAAATCCCTGATATGCTTCGGTCGAGAGGTCGAACCGATCGATCAGGATGAGATCGAAGTCGAGGTCGAATCGCAGACTGCGACAATGGCGGCGACGGTCGATCATCAATTGCATTGTGGCGATGAATGGGTCCGGGTCTACCTTGCTCAGCTCCCAAGGCTCCCGCGTCGACCTGACGCGTAGTCCCTGGGCGGTGAAATGATCGTGTAACGACTTCACCAGCGTTGACTTCCCTGCTCCGTCGATCCCTTCGAATGTAATGATTTTGGGCTTCATCTGCTACTCCTCGTTGAGAGCGCGACCACTCCGATCGCGCCAATTGCGACCAGCCATCCGACCGGCCGGCCATCGTATATCAGTGACACTGAGATCCCGAGACTTCCGAGAATCAGCGTTGCCAAGATCA